CCGTGCGCCGCCTAGCCTGGGCAATTGGCAAAAAAATGCCCACCGCAGTCAATCTAATGGTTCAGCTTATACCGTTAGTCGTAAACACGACAAAAATCTGTGCTGCCTGTCAGGACAAGTCAAAATGCCAGGTCTGTAGTTTCCACAACCCAGCTCCCTCGCAGGGCTTGGAAGCATTTGAAGCTATTTTTAATCACCCAGCCCGGCTTGTGCCGGGTCACAACCAACTTTTTAAGGAGAAGTCAAAATGCCAATCAAAACAGTCAAGGCAATGCGGAATTTCCTAATCCAAAATTCCGGCTTTTCAGATACAACCGTAGATGCAGTCATTGAAGAATTAGGCTATTCCCCAGAAGGCACAGGGAACGAATTCAAGGAACTCTCCGAAGAATTTGAAAACTGCGCCGAACATGGCGAGGACTGCGGGTTCGTCGGTTTCATCTACTACAATGAAACAGTCCCGTTCTTCAAAGCCAACCGCAGGGACATCGTTAGGCACATGGAAAACATGGCAGAAGAAATGATGACGGACATAATCTCGATGGTTCAGGGCTTCGGCGTGTTCAGGCATGGAAGCAAGCCCACAGCCGGGGAAGTAGGCAGGGCGCTGTATGACAGCGGCAAAACATGGCCGGAACTAGCAACCCTCCACAATGTATTTGCCTGGTATGCGTTAGAGGAAGTTTCAAGGACATGGTACAGGTACTTAGAGGACAATCCCTCTGAACTCTCCGCATAGCATCCACGCCCGGCTTGTGCCGGGCTATTTCAATCAAGGAGCATTTATGTTTTTGCCTATTTATCAAGGACAGAAATTCAGTTATTCCTACGAAGTAGGAACAGGGCATTACCTACTGTTCAGCAACGACTATAAATCACACGCCTACTTGCAGGGCGATGACGCCCGGATATTCCACAAGCAGATGGAACACCAAGACAACCTGCCCCCGCCCCAATGCAATGACGGAAGGATAACAGAAGACATCATAAGCATTTACCTGTAAAAAACAAGCCGCCCCACCCCCAGGGGCGGCTACCATACTTTTTTTATCCATCACTAACACCGTCAACAGAAAAAAAGCCAACAATGTATTTATCAAAGAACAAACAACAAGAGGTAATGTCTTACCCCTTGTCTCTTGCCTATTCCGCTTTCGTTTTCAAAACAAGCATATTCCCCTTCGGCCTTGTCACCAAAAAACCGTCCCGCTTGCGGAAACGGAGAAACAACTCACCATATTCAAGGCTTTCAGTAGTGGCGTCAAATTTCTTGATTTCAATCCCCCGCCTGTTGCCGTGAATAATCCTTTTCGGGTTGCAGAACAGGGCAAACGCCGTATCGTCCTCAATGTCGGCAATCTGCGGTAGGATTGAAACCTCATGGTATGGGTACAAATCCAGCCGCCCCGGCATTGCCTCCGTGGGCCTACGCCAAATCGGGCGGCCTGTAGTGTCCTCTATGTTGGCAATGTGGTTAAGGACAGTTTCATTCAAAAACCAACAGCAGTCTTTACGCTCCTCGGAGGGGATTTTATAAACGGCGTCCCTAAAATCCTTCCAAGTCAGTTTGTCGATACTGTCACCTGCAATCGTAACCTCTGTAACATCGCCACAGGCAAAAGCCCCTGTAAATGGGTCAGCATTTGCCAGCAGGCATTGGCGGTCAAATTCCTGTCCGTAGGTTTCTATAAATTCATCAACGAAAATCTGCCCCAGATCGACAAACACGTCCTCCTCGAATTCGTCAAACCACGGAATGTAGCCGGCCAGCGTGTAGGCTTTCAGTTCAACGCGCTCAGCACCCTTCGGCTTGCTGCCCTCGATTTTGGTGCCATACTGCGTAAGCCAGTTTAGCTGAACGCCGCCCCTGTCCCTTGTGGGAAGCATGATACTTGGCCCCGACATAGGCCGGTGACGGACAAGGCTCATCATCACCGATTTTTTGGCAGCGTCAGTCATTATCTCCGTTTCGTAAAGCGGGTTGATAAGGTACTGTTCGTTAGTTGCCATATTTCCCATCGGATCGCCGAGGGCAGCCTTTATTGACCACCCCTTTTCGCCCCACGCAACGTCTCGGGGGTTAGTCCAGTTCTCCGATTTCAGGTTAGGCGAAAACGACAAATCCGCAAGCGCCTTGTGGTTCCCCGCCCACGCCGCCGCAATCCCCTTGCCGATGGAATAAAGAAGCTCCCGCCTTGTCAGTTCCCTGGGGCTTGTCGCCTGTGACTTTAGCTCCTTGCGGAGTTCCTTCACAGTCCCCTCCAGTGCCGCAATCTGCGCTGACTGGTTATCAGTCATAGTTTCAAGGGTCTTGGTGATTTCCTCCAAAATCATTTCCTTGTCCCTGAAATACTCCGCAGCCTTCGCCGGATCGCTGAACCCGGTACTTTCGATTTTTTTCATATTGGCCAACTTTAATTTGATAGCCTTCAACAATTCGTCCACTGTTTACTCTCCTTGAATATTATTGATAAAGCCTGCCCAAAAATGAGGTTGGCAAATATCCTGTTTTACTTCCGTCATTGCCTTTGCTAATGCGTAAGGATTAGCGGGAACATTACAGATGGAAAATTCCAGCAATTCCTGTTTGCGGAAAATTAACGCCGTCCCATCCTTCGCCGTTTCCCTGTCAGGAATTTCAATCTCGATGACACGGAACCCCACCGACCCCGCCCTTATGCTTCCGGCCTTAATCCTCTGTTCAATCGACCATGCGAAAGGGTCAAAGGATTTGTCGTTGAAGCAGACAACACCATGAAGCCCACCATCATCAACCATCAGGCTTTCAACCTTCCCGATAGCGGGAATGTCGTACCTGTGTGCCCACTCGATAACAGGATTATCCATGAACCTCTTGAAGTCCCATCCCTGCGGATCTATCCGTTCCCCGAAGCGGTCAAGGTCAAAAGTAGAAAGCGTCCAAGCAAAACTTTCTTCTTTGTTCATTGCTCTTTGCTCGTTGCTCATTGCAATAGGAACGGACGCAATCAACTCAACATCACCCGCCACTTTCTGTGTTCCTGTCGCCCCATGTTTCACACCCAAAAAATCCAGCAGCACGCCTGTATCCGTCGCCTGAAAACCTCCGCTTTTCGTCCTGACAATCACGCAATCCTCCTCATCGCTTCCGCCTTCCCTTTTGGCTTTTTCCTTTTCACCGGTTTCGGGCTTAACTCATACCGGCCGCCATAGAAATCAAGCTCATCTGTTTTGATAAACCCCAAATACAGTGCAACCCTTATCAGTTCCTTCTCGTTTCGAATTTTCAGGTTGCTGTACAGTTCCGACACATGAAATTTGACCGTCCTTATTGCAAAGGTGCATAACATCGGCAATCTCCAATGTGGTATAGCCGTTGCATATATGCCTCAACACCGTGACCTGCCTTTCCGTCAGTTCCTGCGACGGCTTCGGCAATTCATTCCTAATCATCCTTCTTTCCTCCACTGCAGGGGAAACATACTTTTCCCCCTTCCTGATAAAATCAAGACCCGCATAAAACTGGTCCGCCCCGTCCGCAAAATTCACATAGGAAGCAACGCCGTTGACAATCATCCCCAGGGCAAGGTCGGGCGGAAATTTTTCAAGGGAAACAGCCGCAACATTCAGGTCCGGGTACCGCTTCAACAGAAGGGCCATCATGTACGCCGTTGCGCCCTCATAAAACCTGCTTCCTATAAACACAAGCCGGGGGTCCAAATCATTGATGACCATGTTCAGGCCGTCTTTCTCCGCCGCGGTAACGGTCACATCCCTAAAGCCCAACTGTTCAAGGCGCTTTTTATAGAAGGAGTGGTTATTGACATCCCTGCTTACCGCAAGCGTCCCCCGGGTCATTCACCCCCCCTGTCCGTAGGGATCATGTTCCGTGGGCGGTACCAGGCATCGCCCCAGGGTTTTGGCTCCTTGCCCCTCTCTTTCAAAACGTCATTGATTGTTTTTATCCCGGCGTTTATTTCCGCTATGTCGCGGCGGCTCTGCGCGTCCTCATTTTCCTGAAGCTCGGGGATGTCCCAGAGGTCAAAGCGCCCCACCTCTTTCAAGTTGAAACGTATGAAAAAACTGCTTTCAAGAATCTGCTCAAACTGGCGCAACAAAGGAATAAGGGTATACTGCCAAAACGCAGAGTGCTGCTCTTTAGTGTCCTTGCCGCTTAATGCAGTTGACCTGTCGGAGATGTTGGCAACGCGGGGTGGAATCCCATACTTCGCCAAAACCGTATATAGGTTCCACCGCTTCAGTTCAAAAAGCTTTATTACATCGGGGTTGAAGCTCAGCGCCTCAAAACTTGTGCCCTTGCCCAATACCGCAATCTTGCGCCCCGCCCTTACCTGTCCGTATTTGCTTTCCCACCTCCGCTCAATCGCGTCGGCTTCTTCCGGCCTCAGCGTCTGTTCGGTTTTGAGAAGCCCCTGGGGGATGGCGTTGTTTTTGAGAAGAGTGGAATTTGCTTTGTTGGCGTAGAAATCCTGTTCGAGTTCGAGGGCCAGAGAGACAAGGGGGTTGACGCCCCGCAGGGGGTTCCACGGGTTCCAGTCCTT